GTAAGGCCGGACGTAGCCGCCATGACCCGTGCCCAGCGGGAAGCGCTGGAGCGCCGTGTACTGCACGGTGCCCAGATCGAATTATGACCCGACAGGAGAAAGGAAATGACCATGATGAAGTTTAACATCCAGCTGTTTGCGGATGCGCAGACCAACACCACCGCCACCATGTCGGCGGAGATGAAGACCTTTTATGAAAAGCGCCTGATCGACCAGGCCGAGCCGCGCCTTGTGCACGACCAGTTTGCGGATTACTACCCGGTGCCCCAGAACGGCGGCAAGACCATCGAGTTCCGCAAGTACGACAGCCTGCCCAAGGCCAGCACGCCGCTGACCGAGGGCGTGACCCCCAATGGTCAGGCGCTGAACGTGACCAGCATCACCAGCGACCTGCACCAGTACGGCGGCTGGACCCCGCTGACCGATGTGCTGCAGATGACCGCCATCGACAACAACGTGGTGCAGGCCACCCGTGTGCTGGCCAGCCAGGCAGGCCGCACCATGGACAGCATCACCCGCGATGTGCTGGCGGGCGGCACCAATGTGATCTATGCCCCCAAGCAGGCTGCCGATGGTGCCGAAACTGCCGTTACCAGCCGCAAGGCGCTGGATAAGAGCTGTACGCTGACCCCCAAGCTCTTTTTCCAGGCGGCTGCGCAGCTGGGTGCGATGAATGCGGACCCCATCGGCGACAGCTACATCGCCATCATCCACCCCTATGCAGCGTACGACCTTAAGACCTGCAGGGAGTTTATGGAGGTGCACAAGTACGCCGACCCGGACACCATGTTCCGCGGCGAGATCGGCAAGCTGGGCAATATCCGCTTTATCGAGACCAGCGAGGCCAAGATCTGGAAGGATGACACCTGCCCTACCGGCCTGGCGGTGTTCGGCACCCTGGTGCTGGGTGCCCACGCCTACGGCGTGACCGAGCTGGAAGGCGGCGGTCTGGAACATATCGTCAAGCAGCTGGGCTACGGCGATGACCCGCTGAACCAGCGTGCTTCCGTGGGCTGGAAGGGGATGCGCGCCGCCGAGCGTCTGGTGGAGCAGTACATGGTGCGCATCGAGAGCGTGTCCAGCTACTCTGCCACCGCCGCTGCCAACTGAGGAGGTGCGCCATGGCTGAAAAGAATGTGCGCATCCGGCTGTTCAAGGACAACAGCCGCTATAAGGGCGATCTGTTCGTCAGCGTCAACGGCGTGAACTACAAGATCCGCCGGGGCATGGAGGTGGAGGTGCCGCCCGCTGTAGCGGAGGTGCTGGAGCACAGCCAGCGGCAGGACGAGCTGACCGCTGCCCGCATTGCTGCCGCCGAGAACGCGGCACAGTAAGACCAACGCTGCCCGGCTGGGAACGATGCCCCCGGCCGGGCTTTTTTAAGAAAAAGGATGTGATGAAATGACTGTAGGAGAGGCGCTGGAGCGTGCGGAGCAGCTGCGCCCCAACTGCCGCATCGGGGCCGAGACCCGGCTGCAGTGGCTGCGGGAGGCGGATGCCCTGCTGCGCACAAAACTGTTCGACCGCAGTGCAGGCGGAGCGTTTGAGGCGGTGGGCGCAGACCGCCCGTGGGAGCAGCCGGTGCAGGACGACCAGGTGCTGCTGGCACCGCCGCCCTTTGATGCCATGTATCCACACCTGCTGTGCGCGCAGATGGATGCAGCACTGGGCGAGACCGACCGCTATGCCGGGGAGCAGGCGCAGTACAATGCCCTGTGCGCAGAGCTGGCAGTCTGGCTGCGGCAGAACTATCCGCCCCGCAGCCGGGTGCAGTGGCGCTGGTAAAGGAGGTGAAAAGATGGTCTTAGCAGAAAGAGCGCGGCTTGCCAACACCCGGCAGCTGCTGCGGGCGTTTGGCGGGCTGAACGAGACCTACAGCTGCTCGGAAGCCGAGTACAGCGCCGGTGTGAACTTTTCTACCCGGGATTTCCCTGCGCTGAGCACCCGCACGCCCCGCCGCAGGCTGCGGACGATGACCGGCCTGAACGGGCTGTACCACCTGAACGGCCTGCTGACGATCTGCGGGCGGGATCTGGCCTACACCCCGGACGGTGCTGCCGCTCCGGTGGTGACAAAACAGGATGTGGTGGCCGACAGCCGGAAGGCGCTGGTGGGCATCGGCACAAAGATCCTGATCTTTCCGGACAAGCTGGCCTTTGATACGGTGGACGGCAGCGTGACTGCGCTGGGCGCAGCCTGGACGGCGGCGGGCAAAAGCGTTACCTTTGCCCCCTGCGATGCTGCAGGCAGGACCTATAAGGTGGAGGCCTTTGGCCGGGAAGAACCTGCCGACCCGGCGGACGGACAGCTGTTTTTGAAGGTGGAGGATCCGGAGCATCCCTGGCGGTACGACAGCACACTGGAACTGTACAGCAAAAACTCCGGCAGCTGGGCAGCGATCCCGCTGGAATACTGCCGCATCACGGCAGCGGGGATGGGGGCGCTGTTCCGCCAGTGGGATACCGTGACCGTGCAGGGCGCAGCGGCCGAAGCTGCCGGGCAGAGCACAGAGCTGAACGGCGAGCAGATCGTGTACGAGGTAGGCGAGGACTGGCTGCGGGTGCGCTGCACCCCCCAGGGAGAGTATTTTTACGGCACCCTGGTGCAGAACGCCGCTGCTGCCCAGTGGGAGAGCCTGGACGGCAGGCAGCACCGCAGTACAGCGGCGGACCGGATGGTATCCATCGAACGCCGTGTGCCGGACCTGGATTTTGTGACCGAGTGCAACAACCGGGTGTGGGGCTGCAGCAGCAGGGAAAACGTTATCTACGGCTGCAAGCTGGGCGACCCCACCAACTGGTTCAGCTACCGCAGCATCGCAGCGGACAGCTATGCAGTCACCGTAGGCAGCGATGGCGCTTTTACCGGGGCGGCATCCTGCATGGGCTATGCGCTGTTCTTTAAGGAGAACACCCTGCACAAGCTGTATGGCTCCAGGCCATCGGATTTTCAGCTCTCCAGCCTGCGGTGCCGGGGCGTGGCCAAAAATGCCGCCCGCAGCCTGTGCGTGCTGAACGAAACCCTGTATTATCTTTCGCCGGACGGGGTGATGGCCTGGGACGGCAGCCTGCCCACCAAGGTGTCCGGCGCGCTGGACGCCGCAAAACTGTCCAACGTCCAGAGCGCCGTGGGCGGTGCGCTGGATGGCCGGTATTACCTGCACATCTCCCGGGAGGATGCCCGGCTGCTGGTCTATGATACCGAAAAGGGGCTGTGGAGCGAGGAGGATGTATGCTCCTGCGAGATGGCCAGCACCGGCGGGCAGCTTTATCTGTGGGATGGGCAGGCACTGTGGGCGGCAGACCCCACCCGGGAGCCGGACTGGAAGACCACCGATGGGGTGGAAACGGACATCCCCTTTGAACTGGTCACCGGTGATGTGGGGCTGGATGGCACCGAGCAGCGCTACCTCTCCCGCCTGACCCTGCGGCTGGATGCGGAACGCACCAGCACGGTGGAGGTGGCGGCCAGCTACGATGGCGGCCCCTGGGAAACAGTGGCTGTACTGACCGCCCGGGGCAGCCGCCGCAGCTACGAGCTGCCCTTTGTACCCCGGCGGCATGGGTCGCTGCGGCTGCGGCTGCGCGGCAAAGGGCAGATCACCCTGCGCAGCCTGGCGCGCACTATGGCCCCGGCAAAGGGCAGGATGTGGGAACAGGAGGAGAACGCATGGCAAGCATGAACGGCCTGAGCAACCTCGGGCTGCCCCGGCTCAGCGAAAACATGGACCCGGAGGATGCCCGGGCGCTGCGCAGCTACCTGTACCAGATGCAGGAGCAGCTGCAGTATGTGCTGACCAATCTGGATACGGAAAATATGTCTGATGCCCTGCGCAGCAAGCTGCAGGGACTGTAAACATGAAAGGAGGATGTTATGGCATCCAAAAAGAAGGAGGAACTGCTGCAGCCGGAACTGCAGGCACAGGTACAGCCCGCTGCGCAGCCGACCTATAACACCGAGGGGCTGAACAGCCGCCAGGATGTGGAAAACGCCATGGCACAGGCCAGCTACCGGCCCAGCCAGAAGGTGACCGATGCGGCCAACGCCCTGAAACAGTGGCAGGACAGCCGCCCCGGGGAGTACCAGAGCAGCTATCAGAACAGGATCGACAGCCTGCTGGGGCAGCTGCTGGAGCGGGAAAATTTCCAGTACAGCTACACGCGGGACCCGCTGTACCGCCAGTACGAGCAGCTGTATACCCAGAACGCCCATAATGCCAGCGCGGATGCGGCAGCACAGGCCGCAGCTCTGACCGGCGGCTACGGCTCCAGCTATGCAGCCAGTGCGGCACAGCAGGCCTACCAGCAGCAGATCGGTGCACTGAACAGCGCCATCCCCACCCTGTACAGCCTGGCGCTGGATACCTACCAGAGCGGCGGCGAGGAACTGCTGCACAGGCTGGAGCAGCTGAACGGGCAGGAGCAGAACGCCCGGAACCTGTATGAGCGGCAGCTGGAGGACTACTACACCCAGCTGCAGCAGAAGGGCGAAGCCTACAACGATGCCTACGCCAGAGAGTATGGCCGGTATCAGGACCATCTGAGCCAGCTGGATACCCTGCACGGCTACTACAGCGCACAGGAGCAGACCCAGGCAGGCCAGCGCCAGCAGGTATTCAATAACATCATGACGGTGTTGGGGGTGATCGGGGATGTGGTGCAGCTGGCCATTACTGGCACCACGGGTCTGGGCACGCTGGCGGGCGGCCTGCTGAACACCGGGTACAACATCTACGCAGGCAACCGCGCCTACGAGGCCGAGCGCGCCGACACCCAGTGGAGCCAGCAGATGCAGGAAAAGCAGCGGCAGGATGCACTGACCCAGCAAAAGTACGATAACACCGCCAGTGAGCGCGCCTATCAGGACGCACTGAAACAGCAGGCGTTCAACAACAATGTGACCGCCGAAAAGCTGAACATTGCCAAAGGCGAGTGGGCACTGAAACAAGCCAACGCCCAGCAGAAAGCCAGCCAGGCCGCAGGCAAGGCTGCATCTGGCACAAAGACCGGCAGCACAGGCACGGCAGATGCTGCCGGGGGCAAAGGCGCTGCCGCCAGTGCGGCCGTACCCTACCGGGCGGCGCTGATGCGCAGCCAGGGCAAGAGCGATGTGGCCATTACCGCTGCCCTGCGGCAGGATGGCTACACCCCGGCACAGATCGCAAAGATTTTGCAGGAGATGAACCGGTAAGGGCAGGGGAAGGATCAAAAAACAACGCCGGGCAGACCGTAGTCTGTCCGGCGTTGCGCTATATAAAAACAAAATTACTTTTCTTGTCCTACTGGGCACCCAACCAAAAGAAAAATCCGCCGTTGCAATGCAACAGCGGATTTTTGGTGGGGTGCCCAGTGGGACTCGAACCCACGGTCTCCAGATCCACAATCTGGCGCGTTAACCGACTACGCTATGGGCACCACATAGATGCGCCCGAAGGGACTCGAACCCCCGGCCCACTGCTTAGAAGGCAGTTGCTCTATCCACCTGAGCTACGGGCGCACGTTGTTATCCCATTGGGTTCCTTATCTTGGGCAGGCCACCGTCGGAGGCGGGCTGCGAGAAGTATAATACCATACCCATCGGGTTCTGTCAAGCAAAAAAGTGAATTTTTTTGGATTTTTTCGGCCGGGCGGGTCGAGCGGTTCTCAGAGCAGCCGCATTCCGACGATGCCAAGCGAAAAACCGAGGAGGGCACCGGCGATGACATCGCGCGGGAAATGCACCCCGGCCAGCACCCGCAGCACACAGATGGCCACGGTGACAGCGACCATGACGCCGCCGACCGCCGGATAAAAAGAGAGCCACACGGCCGCCAACACGGCCGCGCTCAGCGCGTGGCGGGAAGGGAAGGACTGGCCGTGGGTCTCCTTTTCCACCAGCGGGGTGAAGCCGGGCTGCTCATACGGGCGGGGAAAGTTGAGCTTTTTGCGCAGCAGGGTGCCGCCCAGAAAAACGAACCCCGGCACCAGAATGGCGCGGGCGATGCACTGCATGAAATCGAGGGCGGTCTGGTCCAGCCCGCCCCGCAGCAGCCGGAACCACTGGAGGTTCAGCAGCACCAGCAGCACCGGGTAGCAGACGAACGGCACCGCCGGGAGCCAGTGGTTCAGCAGGATGACGAGCTGCTTTGCCGCCGGGTGGGCGTTCAGCCAGTGCAGGATCTTCTGATAGCGTTCCGGTGTCATGGTGCAGGCCTCCCTTGGTCAGAAACAGGTGTCGAGATATTCTTCCACATCGAACGGCTCCGGGGTGGAATCCTTGCGCAGGTAGAGCGGGTGGTGGGGGTGGCCCTTCTTGCTCCGTTTGCCGAAGGTGACCCACGGGATCTCCCGCTCACGGGTCAAGGCCACCATCTCCCGCATCAGGCCGGGCAGGTAATCCCGCTTTTCGATCAGGGTGCCCCAGGCCGCCCACATGGTCGGCTCGGTCTCGGCCAGCACGGCCCGGAGCCAGCGCAGGTTCTCGTCGCAGAGGGCGCGGTCGGGGACTTTGTCCATATCGTTGGGGTCGGTGGCACGCTGGGGGTAGACGTTGAACATGATCCAGCTGTCGAAGCCGTTGGCATTGGCCAGCCGCTCCACGCTTTTCAGGGTGGGGTCCAGTGCGCCGGGCTGCGCGGTGCTGGGGTTGATGCCGATGCAGACCAGCGGGTGTCTGCCCACCCGGCCCAGCACATAGCGGTAGGGCAGGTAGGTGTGGGGCTCATAATACCAGATGCCGCCGGGATATTCGCCTGCTTCCAGACGGGGAAGCTGTTCCGTTTGCATAGTCGTTACCTCTCAAAATACGCTCTTCCTTTCTATCGTACCTGAAAATTTGACTGAAATCAACTCCTTCGGGGGAGAAAATCTCCCACAAATCCAAATTTCATGG